ATGTAAAGACTGACTAAGCATGTAGTACCGAGGATGTAGGAATTTCGGACGCGGGTTCAACTCCCGCCAGCTCCACCAATCATGATTGGACAGTGCTAGGACAGCACTAACAAAAACAGGATGTTAGCAGTCTCAGCAGGACACCGACCAGACGGTGAGGAGACAAAAAAGGATACGCAAAGGAGCCGCGGCTCCCTAGTGACAAAAAAGCCCGCTTAATGCGGGCTTTTTCATGGATGAAGGCACTGGCGGCGCCTGTAGACTGGTGGTAAAGCTGGGTGCAGCAGCTCCCGGAACCGCTTCGCGGTAAAAATAACCAGTTCAGGCTATATTGATGCTTATAAACTGAGGAATATATTTTGGCTATATTCGAGTTATTTTCAAAGCGACAAAAAAAACTAAGAGGAGAAACTCTGGATGTTTATCAATATACTGAGATTCCTAACCCTTTTCGTGTGCAAGTTATTCATATTATAAAAGACACTATCGGAGAGGAAAGCATATATAATGATGAATCCCGAAGTGTTTACAAAAGCATTCATCAGGTATTATGTAAAGAATATGGTGTATTTTCTTTAGGAGGTCATCACCAAAACCATTCCGAATCAATATTTAATTACTTCCTCAAGGAGGATGATTATGAAAAATGCCTAGATATCATTGAGTTAAGTTTCAGGGTTATTGATAGTTATGTACGAAATAATCAATGGAAATTTAAAGGAAGCGAGCAAAACGCTGCTGATGCAATTGAAGAATTAAATATAAGATTTCAAGAATCAGGTCTTGGATATCAATTTGAATCAGGAGAACTAATTAGAGTAGACTCGCAATTCATGCACTCAGACGTAGTCAAACCAGTATTGCAACTCCTTGGAAATAAACAGGATTACCAGGGGGTTAATGACGAATTCTTATCTGCTCATGAACACTACAGGCATCAGCGATATAAAGAATGCTTGAATGACTGTCTAAAGTCTTTTGAAAGCTTAATGAAAGCCATTCATAAAAAGCACTCATGGCAATTTAATGATAATGATACAGCAAAAAAATTAATAAACAGCTGTTTAGCTAATAACTTAGTCCCTGAATATCTTCAGAATCAATTCTCTTCAATTAGAATTTTGCTTGAAAGCGGTACGCCAACAATAAGAAATAAAGAAGGTGGACATGGGCAAGGAGCTGAAATTACGAAAGTACCTGAGCACTTAGCCAGCTATACACTTCATCTAACCGCAGCCAACTTATTATTCTTGGCTAAGTGTGAAGATCATTATTCTAAAAGAACAATGCGCTAAGCATCTAAACGAAATGATTCTAGAAAGACTTAGATGTATAAATTGTCGATAAAATTGACAACGAAATTTGAGCATTTCAAGCACCTTTGTTATACATCCTTACCTTACACATAGTAGTTCTCGAAATAGTAGCACACCTTCATGGGGTGTCGGGGGTCGGAGGTTCAAATCCTCTCGTGCCGACCAAAAATCCTCTAAGAACCAGCCTGTTACGGCTGGTTTTTTTATGTCTGTTTTCTGAACGGGGGAAGCTTCGGGGAATTACTGGGGAAAAAGTCCGTCAAATATTGTCTCTTAATCGCTCTCGAACACAATGATTAAGGCCCCCTTCACTTTCGTAATTCATCAATTCACAAAGAAATCATTCCGATTTATTTTACAAGCTCCTTTTAAATCATTACCGGTGCGCACCACTTTTTCTTCCTGCCTATACTTTCAGTCTTGCATGTGACTGGAGGTTTCTATGTGTGGACGCTTTGCACAGTCAATGACACGTGAAGACTACCTCGCTCTGCTTGCTGAAGAAGCAGAAAGCGATATCCCTTACGATCCCGAACCCATCGGAAGATTCAACGTAGCGCCAGGAACAAAAGTATTGCTTCTGAGCGAACGTGATGAGCAGTTGCATCTTGATCCAGTTATCTGGGGATACGCCCCCGGTTGGTGGGATAAACCGCCGCTCATTAACGCACGGTCTGAAACTGCGGCCACCAGCAGAATGTTTAAACCACTCTGGCAGCATGGTCGCGCAATTTGCTTTGCTGATGGATGGTTTGAGTGGAAAAAGGAAGGCGACAAGAAACAACCCTACTTTATTCACCGGGCAGACGGTCAGCCGATATTCATGGCGGCGATTGGCAGCACACCATTCGAACGTGGAGATGAAGCAGAAGGTTTCCTGATAGTTACAGCTGCAGCTGACAAAGGACTGGTTGATATTCACGATAGACGGCCACTGGTACTGCTACCGGAAGCCGCGCGTGAATGGATGAGGCAGGATGTTGGAGGGAAAGAAGCAGCGGAAATTGCAGCCGACGGTGTTGTACCGGCTGATAAATTTATATGGCACGCCGTAACGCGTGCCGTCGGGAATGTGAAAAATCAGGGCGCCGAACTAATAACGCCAATATGATTACATCACCGGACAATCATCAAACTCCGCGTTCCTCGCATCATTAATGATGTAAGTAATCACCCCGAATATAGCGGGAGCAGAACCGTAACCGTCATCATCTACTGGTAGCATCTCCCTTCTCCCGCTCTCCAAATTAATCAGGTGGGGTTGAGGATGAGTCCGATATCGCTTGATCCTGAACTCCCCGTCGATTGCACATATCAGCAGTGAGCCATCGCAGGCAGTAAGTGACGCATCTACCACAAGCAGCGCCCCCTGGAGTATCCCTTCCCTGAAATGTGAACGCGATGCCCGCATGAAGTAAGTCGCTGCTGGCTGGCTGATAAGCTGCTGATCGAGTGAGATCCTCGTTTCAACGTAATCGCTGGCCGGTGAAGGGAACCCCATGGCTAAAGTCCTCCGTTTGGATTGAACAGCTGAAAGGTTCGGTTCTCGCCTTCCTGCGTTGATACATCGCGGAATGTTGTCACATAACATTCTATCCAATCGTTGGCCTGCTTCATCGTCCAGTGCCAGTTAACCTTACCCAGTTCCTGGACAAACCGCTGTGTGGTGACAGTCTTCCGACCATTCGGTTCTCGCTGTATCGAAGCATGCCAGGCTATTTCAATATCACTACGTCGTGGCATCATTAACCCCTTCTTGAATACTGGATAAAAAAACAGTATAAATACTGTGTATCCATCCAGTAAAGAGGCAATGAGCAATGTTCGTGGAACTCGTTTATGACAAAAGGAATTTTGATGGCCTGCCCGGTGCAAAAGATATCATTCTGGGCGAATTGACTAAGAGGGTTCACCGGGTCTTCCCTGATGCTGATGTCCGGGTTAAGCCGATGATGACACTGCCGGCGATCAACACTGACGCCAGCAAGCATGAGAAGGAACTGATAAGCCGTACTGTTCAGGAAATGTTTGAAGAGGCAGACACATGGATAGTAAGTGAGTAACGTGTTTACAGCATATCCTTGTATGCATTTTTTTACTTAAGTCTAATCAAAATTAGTAACATTAGGTATAATTAGAATTTCATTAATTATACCTAATGTGCACTTTAACGAAACAGCAGTAAACAGTATTACCCTAACGTAATTATTTCAGCTCTACATAACAAAAATATAAAAACCGGGCATGTTACTTTGAAGGTTGTTACAGACACCTTGCGACTTATTTGCTATCCTCCCTCGATTGGCTATAACGTTGGACAGACATTTGGTGCAACGTGTATTCGAAAATGTTTGAAATCAGTACTTAATTTAATATGGCAATGACAAATGAAAACCATATCTATAATTACTTTTTTACTATCAAAAAAAAGCAACGCATTAAAAAAAATGTGGAGAGATGAGATTACCCCAAAGGGAAAAATAACTCCACTACGTCTATTAATCGCTCATAGATGCCGGACTCGCCATTTTTTAATGTGGTGGAGACTCGCGAATCAAATGTATATCCATGGTAATAAATCTCAGAAACGCGCTGCGAAAAAAATAAACTGGGCATTACAATTTAAATACGCATCAGAGATAGGTTTAAGAGCCTCCATCGGTAAAAAACCGAATTTTGTACATCTAACAGGTGTAGTTATCTCTGATGCAGTAAAAATAGGCAATAATGCAATCATACATCAAAATGTTACAATAGGCGTCAGAGATGATGATGATCACTCCGTTGCAACTATAGGTAATAATGTAACTATTGGTGCAAACTCTTGCATTATTGGCGGTGTTATTATTGGTGATAACGTTAAAATAGGAGCCATGTCCATGGTATTATCAAATATAGATAATGACTCCACATACATTTGCAAAATCCATCCTGTAACATTTCAGAATAAATGTATTCAAAACTGACATAGCTGCTCTTACTTCTCTAAGCTGGTTGTTCGGGCCAGCTAATATCTGACGCATCATCTGGCTTAATACGATTAATCAGGACCCTATATTTTTTCCACGCCAGTAAAAGCGCTGTTTCCGCGTCGGTTGCAATGCCCAGGTCAACAGCATCCTGTAGCGGTCCGATTTTTGATGTAGCAAATGTCAGAAGGCTATCTTTTTGCTGCGTCGACAGAGCAATCAGCGCCGTTTTTTCTGCTTCAGTATCATGCACCCATTTTTTCCCGTCCCACTTAACAAATTGGCCTTCAGGTGCAACGGTAACAACATCATCAGGCAAGCTCCCCAACTGGCTAATCGTGGTGGCACTCCCTGTATGTATGTCGTAAACCGTTTTCCCTCGATGGTCTTCAACAACCGTCCACTTACCTGACTCAAAATTAAAAACAGCAACAAAGCCATCGGATGCTGAAGGTGGTGCAATATCGGTACTGTAAGCGGGTAACCCCGTATTTGCCGGGATATACCCATCTCCTTTGCCGATAAATTCATTCGTGGAAGATGAAAGATTATAGATAGTAATAACTCGATCTTTATCAGTCATTTTAAAAGCCATTATGCAAGCCTCACTAAGTAGTTAAATGCTGTATTTTTTACGGTGTTTTCTGTATTACCCGCAGCGTTAACCGTAATTGCGTGATTATGTGCTCCCAACACTACGTTATGGATATGGGCTCCGATACCAACAGTATGTGTATGAGCGCCTATGCCAACAGTGTGTGTATGCGCACCGGCAGACTCGATAGTATCTGTGGCCCATGAACTGGTTGCCCCGGCATTGGCTGTTACGGTTGTAGACCCTCCACCACCGTACGCAACTTTTGTTCGGTGACTATGAGCACCTGCATTGCTTGTTGTTTTAGTTCCATAATCAAATGATGACGATGTTTTAGTACCGTAGTCGAAGGACGTTGTCGCTTTTGTCCCAAGGTCAGTATTTGCAGCAGAGGCGCTATGGTTATGCGATTTAATTCCATCCTGCTCTTGTGACAACACAGCGCGGCCGCTGTTGGGTTTACCTTTAATCGTCTGGCCGCGCATATCAGGGATAATCCCAGAGGGATAAGCTATAGCAAGCAGTGGATAAGATGACTTATTAAAACTTTGCCCCTGCATACGTGCATAACCAGCCGGTATAATGTCTGAGGGCCAGGGTATTGGCGATCCAACTGGGTAGGCTTCTGGTGGTGGGTTATTAACTGAGTACAGAGGATCCCAATCAGACCATGTATTTACTGAATACAATGCTCGAACATATTTAACAACGGGATTAAATGTTGTGTATTCCTGGATTGTTCTGTTATCTGAACCCTGGCTAACCCGCAGAACGCCACCACTGTTTACAGGGAAATTTTTAGCGGAGGCCCCGGGATTAATAGTGCTGAATGTTGCGACCATACCTACATAATCATTCAAGTTGCAATTTTCAGGCAGAACTATGCTGATGCCGTTTCCCATCCAACCAACAGTTGGCAGACGTCCTGCCGTTTTATCGGTTGCAGATGTGGTAACGTCGGTAATTTGCAATGCGTTAGCCGCTCGATTAATCGTCTCAACCAAACCGAGGTTTTGTAGAAATAATGCAACATTCGGAATGTCACCACCGTTCCGGTCTTTAGCCAGTCGCGCATTCGCATTATCCATTGCGATTTTAACTGCGTAAGGAGTGGCGGCCTGCGTTTCACTGGTGTTGTTCACCGCACTGTTAAGTTGTATAAGCCCCTTTCGTTGTGTCGTGCCATCGAGGATACCAATGGACTCACGCGATGTTTTTTGTGCTTCCGCACCCCGCGCTTTTATCTCTTTCAGGTTCTGGTCAATGCGCAGGAATAAGCCGTCGCCTGTTGCAACATTCAGTGTGATATTTGAAGTATCTGATACCGCCAGCCGAAACTGCATATTAACGCTGACACCACCAACCGGCTTATCGATCGATGGGCAGTTTGCCACCGCGTAAAGCTCTCCGGCATCAGTCATTAAACCGACTTCGCGAACGGTGAATCCACCAATCCCGGTCGGCAGAACGATTTTTGCCATTAACTGCGTGGACTGTTCCGGGGACACCACCAGCTCAGCGATATCTCCCCGGTACGTTTCATTGATCAACCGGATTTGTGCCGGATCGGGTTTGACCTGCTTGCCATTACTGTCACCTACCACAAAGTGAGTCAGTACAATCAGGCTACCACTGGCAAGCGCCTCCGCCTCCAGTTCTTTACCCCGGTTAGTGATAATTGAGTAGTAATCAGCCATGAGATTCCCCGGCAAAAATGTCCACATCGATATGCGCTGTT